CCGAAACCCCGGTCACCCGGTCCCTAAACCCTGGACAGCGAGTCGGCGGTGAGGCGCAGGAAACTGCGGAAAACGCCGTGGAACCGTCCTCTAACCATCCAGAACCATCCCAGCGCGCGCGCGACCCCTCTGCTGTGGGCGACGGGGACGCGCGCGCCGAGCCGGAAGGCCCGCCGCCGGCGTGCGCGGTGTGGCGGGAGGCCGAGGCGGCGCTCAGGGCGGTGCCGGCGTGGGAATTGCTCAGTCGGGCGATCCCCGATGCCGACGACGGCGAGACCCTGACCCTGGCGGTCGAGGCGCCGTGGGTCGGCTATGCGATTTTGGCCTGGGCCCGGGGCGGGGCTTTCGGGGCCGAGGCGCTGTTGCACCGGCGGATCGACTGCCGGGTGCGGCGCTGGGTGCGGGCGGCCCTGGCCGAGCGGGACCAGTTCACGGCGGGCAAGCCCAGCCTCGCCGCGCACCGGCGCGACGGCGAGACCGTGCGCCTGAGCGACGCGCCGTGGCGGGCGTGGGCCGCGGCGCGGGCGGAACATCCGGAGTGCGGCTGGCTGGACTGCGCCCTGCCCGACGATATCGAGGCGGGCGTGCTGGTCGTGAAGGTCGGCGACGCGCGGCAGATGACGGCGCTGCTCGACGGGGCGCTCGACGGGTTGGCGGCGGTCGTGGGGATGCCGGTGAAGCCGCGCTACGGCGGCGACATGGACACGGCCCTGAAGGCGCAGCGGGAGGGCGATCCGCTGCGGGTGATGGAGACGGCGGGCGGCGGCGGCAAGGATCGGGGGGTGGCGTGATGGGCGCGGTGGGCAAGAAGCGGAAGAAGGCTTTGGTTTTGCCGGCGGCGGCCGGGCCGGAATTGCGGCGCGGAACGGCGGGGGTGGAGATCGCCGTCCATGGCAATGACCGGCCGCCACCGGAACGGGCCCAGCACGATCCGGTCGAGGCGGTCGATACCTATGTGGCCGATGCCCAAGGCGTCGGGCGGCCGGCGCGGGCCATGCGCAGCGTCGATCTGCTGAGCACGATGCTGCGCCAGGGGACGATCACGGGGCCCATGGCCAGGGCGGGGCGGCGGTTTGCATCCACCTTCAACATGGCCGGGTTCGATGCGCTCAAGATCATCGATCTGGCTGGCATACGCGGCGGCGGGCGAGGCGGCGAAATGAGCGATGCGCGGGTGGCTGCCGGGATCGAGGTGCATGCGGTGATGGCTGTGCTCGGTGGCTATGATGCCGCTACCGGCAGGGCGGCATGGTACGTGATCGGCTGTGGCGATACGATCGAGGCATGGGCACGGCGGGAGAGCTTCGGCGCGGGTCGCAGCCTGAACCGAATCGCTGCTGGCGGAATCGTCGTGGGGACGCTGGCGGTCATGGAGGCCTACTACGATGGCCAGGCAAAGGCGCGGAAACTCAAGGTTCCAAGCAAGGGGCTTGACAAGGGTTAACCCCAAACGCCAGAAAGATGACATCCACACGAATCGCGCCCGGACGGCACCCGCCGCTCCGGGCGTTTCGATTTGGACCTGGCTGAGGATTTCAGCGGGAGGGGGCCATGTAAAGCCACCGGGATACTCGACTGTGTGATGTATGAGCCGGCCGGATCAATCCGAGCCGGCTTTCTTTTCGAAGCCCAGCCACCGGACCACCGATGCCAATAGCACCCACCGACGCCATACCGGCAGCCGGATGGCTCGGCACTGGCGGTCGGTGGCTGGTGCTAGTTAAGGGGCCTTAACGGGTCCTTCCTGGGCCCGAAACGTATACGGGCAATCAGTGCGCATTTGATCGCTAGTGACGGGTTCGGAAAAAGCGGTTAACCCGGTTAACAATCCCGAGGCATTGAGACTGAACGTGTTAACGAACGAGACCAGCTCGGAGGCGGTTGCACCCGCGCGCCCGGTCAAGGACGAAACGATCACGCGCGCGGAATTTGCACGGCGCATGCGCGTATCGAAGCCGGCGGTCACCCAGGCCATCAAGGCCGAACGATTGCACGGCGCGGCCTTGGCCGATGGCAAGCGGTTGCGTTTCTTGGTGGCGGCGGCGCAGTGGACGGCGAACCGAGATCCACAAGCGGAGCTGATCGGCCCGGCGCCCGATGATGCGGATGACCGGGAAGATCCAGGTATCGGCGGTGGTGCGGCTGGTCCCTACCGGAACGAAAAGGCCGCCACCGAGAAAGTCCGGCGTGAACTTCTCGAGATCGAGTTGGGCCGGGCCAAGGATCGCTATCGCGACCGCGACGAGGTGGCCCAGGCGGAGACCACGGCCGGGCGGCAGATCGCCCAGCACTTGGAATTGATCGAGTCATGGGCCGAGGAGTTGGCGGTCGAATCCGACCCCATGGCGGTGCGCCGCAAGTTGCGCGATTTGATCCGCGGACTGCGGCAGAAGATCGCCGATGCGTTGAACGGTCTGGACGATGAGACCGGCGAGGACAATGCCGGGGATATGAGCATCATTGAGGAAACCGAGAATGCGCAGCCGATCGACGCTTAGCATAGTTGCCGCGGCCCTGGCGCTGGGCATCGCGCCGGATCCAGTGGTGGTGCCCAGTGCCTGGGCGGCGAGCGTCCTGGTCGTTCCCGATGGTCCGTATGCCGGGACCAAGTGGTCGCCTACCGTGGCGCCGTACCTGACCGAAATCTTGGACACCTTGTCGCCCGACGATCCGTCGAATCGGGCCGCGGTGCGCAAATCGGCGCAGACCGGCTTCACCACCATCGGCATCGCCTGGCTGGGATTGATCGCGGATATGGCGCCGGCACGGGTCCTTGCGATCCAGCCGACCGTTGATGCGGCCAAGGAGTTCAACCGAGAGAAGCTCCAGCCGGCCATCGAGGCCTCGCCCCGCTTACGCCGAAAGATCGCCGATCAGAAAAGCCGTTCGGGCCAGGGCTCAACCATGCTGACCAAGATCTTTCCGGGTGGTTCGATTTCCATCACCGGTGCCAACTCCTCGGTCGGTCTGCGCTCCAAGACCGTGCGCTATGCGCTTTGCGACGAGGTCGATGACTGGCCGGCGGATTTGGATGGGCAGGGCGATCCCATGCGCATGGTCGAAGCGCGGCAGATGTCGTTCCTGGCCACCGGACGCTACAAACGCTTCGAGATATCAACGCCGACACTGAAAGGCATATCGCGCATCGACCGGGCCTATGAGGGCGGCGATCAAAGACTTTTCCACGTGCCATGCCCGGATTGCGGTGAAGAGCAAGCCCTGACTTTCGAGAACCTGCGCTTCGAGGATGCCTACCCGTACAATGCCCACTACATCTGCCAGGCGAACGGTTGCGTCATAGAACACCGGGAAAAGACCGGCATGCTGGCGCGCGGGCGGTGGATCGCACAAGCGCCGGGACTTGGCCGGTACCCGTCCTGGCATATCGACACCCTGTCGTCGCCCTTCGTCACCTGGAACGACATCGCCAAAGCATTCATCGAATCGCGAAACGACCCTTCGGCCGATAAGACGTTCACAAACCTTTGGCTTGGCCGGTCCTACGAGATCAAAGGCGAGGCGCCGGAGTGGGAGATTCTGCAGCGGCGCGCCCAGGCAATCGGCAGTCACGCCGGCGGCGAAGTTCCGGCATGGATGCTGTTCCTGACCATGGGTGTCGACGTGCAGGCCGATCGCATCGAGGCGAGCGTATGGGGTTGGGGTGTCGGCAAGGTCAGCGGTCTGGTCGAGCATGTCGTCTTTGCGGGCGACACCAACGGCCCGGACGTTTGGATTCAACTCAATGATCTGTGGTCACGCGAATACACGACATCGGGCGGACATAACCGGCGGATCGAATGCACCGCCGTCGATTCCGGTTTCCGCCCGACGATGACCTACGACTGGACGCGCGGAAAGCCGCGGACGGTTTCTATCAAAGGCTATTCCGGGCGCACCGACTGGCCCATCGGCCAGCCCAAGAAGATGACCTATACGCCGCGCGGCAAGGTGTCGAAGACCAGTGCCCTCAATTGGATGGTCGGGTCCTGGTATCTCAAGGCGGAGATCTATGGCTGCCTCAACTTGGAAGGCCCGGACGAGAGCGGCAACTTTCCACCGAATTTCGTTCATCTGCCGACTGGCGTCGACGACGAGTTGTTCAAGCAATTGACCGCCGAGAAGTTGATCACGGTGCAGAAGCGCGGCGGTGCGACGAGCTTCGAATGGCAGAAGGCGCCACAGGCGCGCAACGAGGTGCTGGATTGCGCCGTCTATGCGCGCGCGGCGGGCTACCACTTGGGCATGGGCCGCATGACCCTGGCGCAATGGGAAGCCCTGGCGGTCGAGCGCGGTGCGCCACCGCCGGCCTCGCAAATGGATCTATTGCGCGATCTTAGCGGCGCGGCCACGGGCCGGCCCACACCGGCGCCGCCGGCATCGTATCCGCCGGCCCAGAAGAAGCCGCAATTCCGCCGTTCGACTTGGGTGAGATGAAATGACAACCCAGAGCGATCTCGAAGCCAAGCGCGACGCGCTGAAGTCCGCTCGGGCAAGCGGCGTGTCGCGGGTGACCTACGATGGCCGCAGCATCGAATACCGCAGCATCGCGGAGTTGGAACGCGCGCTCGATGCCGTCGAGGCCGATATCGCCAAGCTCGCCGGCACCACGCGCACCCGCGGCGTCTATGTCCGCCCGGTGAAGGGATGGTGAAAATGCGCACCGCCGCGATCAAGGTCCGCCTCAAGGAGGTCAAGCCCGGTGCGCCGGCCTATCTGAAAAAGCTGGCGAGCATATCGGGTGGTGCCACGGTGCTGCCGGCCTGGGATGCAGCCGGCGCGGGCAGCCGGTCCAAGGGCTGGCTGGCCAGCAGCAGCGGTATCAACACCTTGATCGTCGGCCACGCGGCCACGTTGCGCAATCGCTCGCGTGATCAGATCCGCCGCAACCCGTGGGCGCGGCAGGCTACGGACCGCTTCGTCTCGAATGCCATCGGCACCGGCATCAAGCCCAAGTCCCGCCACCCGGACGAGGCCACGCGGGCGCGCCTGCACGAGGCGTGGTTCGACTGGACCGACGAGTCGGACCCAGAGGGCATCGGCGATTTCTACGAGCAGCAGGCCGTCGCCGTGCGCGCGATCTTCGAGTCCGGCGAAGTCTTCGTGCGCCTGCGCCCCCGCCTCCAGCAAGACGGCCTGAGCGTGCCGCTGCAGGTGCAGATGCTGGAGGCCGAGCACGTGCCGCTGTCGGAAAATCGGATTGCCGATAACGGCAACATGATTATCTCCGGCATCGAGTTCGACCGGATCGGCCGGCGGGTCGCCTATCACATGTATCGCCAGCATCCGGGCGAGTTCATCGCCGCCCGGCCTGGTTCAGGAGAACTTGTCCGGGTTCCGGCTGCGGAGGTCTTGCACCTCTTCGTGCGCGACCGTCCGGGTCAGGTGCGCGGCGTGCCGAGGCTTTCCACCATTCTCACGCGCCTCCTCGACCTAGATCAGTACGAGGATGCGGAACTGGTGCGCAAGAAGGTGGCGGCGATCTTCACCGGCTTCGTGATTCCCGGCGTCGGCGAAGACGGCACCCCGCTGGTCACCGAGAAACCGGATGAAGACGGCTACGAGATGCCGGCCATGGAGCCGGGTCTGATGGCGAAATTGCCGCCAGGGTCGGAATTGAAGTTCGCCGCACCCGCGGAGGTGGGCACATCCTACGACCCGTTCATGAACTGGATGCTGCACGGCATCGCGGCGGGCAGTGGGATCACCTACGAGATGCTGACCGGCGATCTGAGCGACGTGAACTTCTCCTCCATCCGCGCCGGGTTGCTGGAATTCCGCCGGGGCATCGAGCAGTTCCAGCACAACACGCCGGTCTATCAGCTCAACCGCCCGGTCTGGCATGCCTGGCTGGATCAGGCGGCCTTGGCCGGCGCGATCCCGGTCGGCGAGTACCGGGCCAACCGCCGGGCCTACCGGGCCGTCGACTGGATCCCGCAGGGCTGGCCCTGGGTCGATCCGGAAAAGGAACAGCGCGCCGCCGTGCGCTCGGTGCGCGCCGGGTTCGACAGCCGGGCCCGCGTGGTCTCCGGTCGTGGCGAGGATATCGAGACGATCGACAAGGAGATCGCCGAGGACAATGCCCGCGCCGATCGATTGGGCCTGGTGCTCGACTCCGATCCGCGGGTGGTCTCGCAAGCCGGGCTCACTCAGGCACGAGCGCCTGGATCACAGATCCCGGAGGCAGGCGTATTCAACCCAGAAGATGGCGGCGATCCATCGGACGATGAGCAAAGCAAAGGAGCCGCGTGATGACGGACGGTCACCTGCCGCGGGTATCGCGGCGCATCCTGAACACGCCGCAATTGATCAGCGAGAGCGGCGCCGCCGCCATCCTGGGCGCCCTGGGTCCGCGTATCGGCGTGAGTGCTCTGCGCCTGCCGTCCGGCGAGGTGCAGCGGCTCGATAGCCCACCGGCGCTGACGGCCCGCACCGTCCATGCGTCATCGCGCGATTTCGGTAGCGACAGGGTTTTTGCCTTCGATCCGGCCACCGGTATTGCCCGCATCCCTATCGAGGGGGAGTTGGTGCATCGCTTCGGCCATTTGGAGCCGTTCTCCGGCATGACCGGGTACGATGCGATCAAGATGAAGGTCGCCGAGGCCGCCGCCGATCCGGCGGTGAAGGGCATCCTTCTGGATATCGATTCACCCGGCGGCGAGGTCTATGGCTGCGCCGCGTGCGCCGAGGCGATCTTCGAGGCCCGCGCCGCGAAACCCATCTGGGCGGTCGCCAACGAGCTGGCCACCTCGGCGGCCTATTTCCTCGCCAGCGCCGCGCACAATGTCTTCGTGCCCGAGACCGCCGATCTCGGCTCGATCGGCGTGGTGATGATGCACGTCGATATGTCGGCGGCCCTGAAGCAGGAAGGGCTGAATGTCACGCTGATTCATGCCGGTGCGCACAAGGTGGATGGCAATCCGTTCCAGCCATTGCCGGCGGCCGTGCGCGAGGAATTCGAGCGTGGGGTTCTTGCGGTCTATGACGTGTTCGTCGCCGCCGTGGCGCGCAATCGCGGCCTGCGGGAGGCGGCGGTGCGCGGCACCGAGGCGCAAATCTACATGGGCGCCGATGCGGTGAAGGCCGGCCTGGCCGACGGGGTGGCCTCGATCGACAACGTGGACGCGGAATTCGCCGCGCAGCTTGGCCGTCATGAAGGGCTTGCCATCGGCGCTCCGAGGCTGGCGGCGCGATCCGCCTGAACGAGCGAAAGGAATCAGACATGCGACGCACCTTTGCCGGGATCTCTCTGTTCGGTCGCCGGAGCGAGATCCAGAAACCTAGCGACCAGACCGATCCGTCCGCAGGCGACGGCGCCGCGGCCGACGACAACAATCAGGAGATTGCGATCATGGATGACGACAAGACGGGCGCCGCCACTGGCGCCACCGCCAACACGGGCAAGCCCGCCAACACCGCCGCGCCAGCGGCGGCGCCAGCGAACCCGGCCAATTCTGGCGCACCGGCATCGCCGCAAGCGGCGCAAGGCCAGGTGGTGGACCTGGATTCGGCGCGGGCGCAAAGCCGTGCCGAGACCCTGGCCTATGTCACCGAGGTGCACGACCTGTGCGCCCTGGCGGGCAAGCCGGAGATGGCGGCGGATTTCATCGCCAAGAACGCCAAGATCGCCGACGTCAGGCAATCGCTGATCGCCGCCCGGGCGACCGCCGGCGGCACCGGCGAAATCGCCGGCCACGTCGGACCGGAGCCTTCCGGTACCGGCGCCGCCGCCATCTGGGACCGCGCCATCACCAAGGCCAACCAGGCCGTGAACCTGAAGCGATAGGAGAACAGAGATCATGACAACCCTGACAGAAGACCTCCACGCCAGCGGATTTATCGCCAGCGAGGCGAACGGCCACCGGTCCCGCGAAGAGATCACGGTGCTGTCTGGCCAAAACCTGAAAGCCGGCGCCGTGGTTGGCAAGGCCGCGGCGGGCGCCGCCACCCCGGCGGCGGTTGCGGGTAATACCGGCGATGGCGTATTCGGCGCCGTGACCGTCGGCGCCGGGGTCAAGGCCGGCGTCTACCGGGTCACCTTCATCGAGCCGGCGACGGATCTGGGCACTTTCATCGTCGAGGATCCGGACGGCATCAATGTGGGCGCCGGTGTCGTCGCCACCGCGTTTACCGGTGGTGGCCTTAGCTTCACGATCGCCGACGGTGCCGCCAACTTCGTTTCCGGCGACGCCTTCACCGTCACGGTCGCCGCCGGTTCCGGCAAGGTGAAGGAATACAACCCGGCCAATACGGATGGCAGCGACGTGGTGGCCGGGGTGCTCTATGCCCCCGTCGACGCGACCGCCGCCGATGCGGCGGGGGTGATCGTGGCCCGCGACGCGGAGGTGGTCGGCGACGACCTGCTGTGGTTCACGGGCGCCGTCGCCGACGACATCACCGCGGGTAAGGCGGGCCTGGCTAAGCTTGGCATCATCGCCCGCTAGAGGAAGGAGAGATCACCAATGGCTAACATGAATGTCTTCACCCAGGACGCCTTCTCGGCCATGCAGATGACCGCGGCGGTGGACAAGCTGGATTACGTTCCCGGTCTGCTCGGCTCTATGAACGCATTCCAACCAGTGCCGGTCACGACCGAGGACGTGTTCATCGAGGAGCGGGAGAATGCCTCGGCGCTGATCCAAACCAGCGAGCGGGGCGCGCCGCCGAAACGCAAAGGCGGCGAAAAGCGCAAGGTCACCCCGGTGCGGAACACGCGCATCGCCACGGCCGACCGGATCACGGCCGATCAGGTGCAGGGGATACGCGCGTTCGGCGCGGAGTCGGAACTGCAGATGGTCACCAACGAGGTGGCCCGCCGGCAGCTCCTCTTGCGCCGGGATATCGAGCTGACCATGGAGAACATGCGCCTGGGGGCGGTGCAGGGCATCGTGACCGATGCCGACGGGTCCATCCTGTTCAATTGGCCGACGTTGCTCAATCAGACCATCCCGGCTGAGATCGACTTCGATCTGGACGCCGCCACCCCCGCCTCCGGGGTGGTGCGCAAGAAATGCAATGAGGTCGTGCGGTCGGTACTTAGAGGCCTCAAGGGATTGGGTGGCGGTCAGGTCCAAGTCGTCGGCTTCGCCGGCGATGCCTTCTGGGACGATCTGACGGCGCATAAGGAAGTGCGCGAGACCTATCTCGGTCAGCAGGAGGCGGCGGACTTGCGCCGCGGCAATGCGTTCGAGACCTTCAGCTACGGTAACATCACGTTCGTGAATTACCGCGGCACCGACGATGGGTCGACAGTGGCGATCGGCGCCGACAAGTGCAAGTTCTTCCCGCTCGGCGCGGGCATCTTCCAGGTGGCTTATTCCCCGGCGGAGACCTTCGACTTCGTCAACACGCCGGGCCAGGCGCTCTATTCCTGGCCGATCATCGACCGGGACCGCAATGCCTTCGTCGATATCGAGATGTACAGCTACCCGCTGCATGTCTGCACCATGCCGCAGGCCCTGCACCGGGCCAAGCGGACCTAAAGCCAACCTTCTATCCCCACGGGTCCGGCCGAAGGCCGGCCCGAGGACAAGCTTGGATGGCTAAACGAACCAGCCACCGCCGGCAACCTCTCGGACTTGATCCGAGAGAGCCGGCGGCCTGGCCCGAACAAGAAAGCTACGCAGATGGAAAAAACCGTACCTGGCGAACCGGTGCCGGTGCGCATACGGACCAGCGGGGTCCTGGAAAAGCGAGACGCGGCCGGCGAAGTCTTCGAGACGATCGAAATCGAGGACGACGGCCGGGGAAAGGTTCAAGCGACGGTGACATACCGCCGGCCGGGCGAACCGCCTAGCAGCTATGCCGCGTTGCCGATTTCGGCGGCGGCGGACAAGGGATAATCGAACGAGGGGTAATCGAACAATGATCAAGATGCTTACATTCGTTTCGTGTTTCGACGGAACGCACACACACCCGGCGGGGCTTTGCACGTTGCCGCCGGACATGGCCAAGCGGATGCTGTTGCGCGGCCAGGGCGTGCTGGTCGACAAGGACGATGCGCCGATGAAGCCGGCGGCGACCGTCAAGGCGTTGCGCCTGACGGGCGACGATCTGTCGGCCGCGCCTGACCCGATCCGCAAGATCTACGCGGCGGACGTGGCGGCGGTCAGGGTGGCCGCCGCCAGCAAACCGGCAAAGGGTGCCGACGAACCAACGGGGGATATGTGACATGCCGCTCACCAATGCGGGCCGCGACCAGATCGCGGCGGATATCATCGGCGAGACGATCACCGAGTTCAACAACGCGAACGCCCATATTGGCGTCGGTGATTCGTCAACCGCCTTTTCGGCCGCGCAAACCGATCTGCAAGCCGCGACCAACAAGTTGCGCCAACCCATGGAGGCGAGCTATCCGCAGCGCACCGGAAACGTCGTCGATTTCCGATCGCTTTTCGGGACCAGCGACGCCAACTTTGCCTGGAATGAATGGGGCGTGTTCAACGCGGCCTCGGCGGAAACGATGCTGACGCGATTGGTCGAATCGCTCGGCACCAAGGCCGGCACGCAATCGTGGCTGTTTACCGTCTCGTTGACGTTTACGGCGGCGTGAGGGGCCGGGTCATTCACCGTGGCCGTTCCGACGATCAACAACATCCAGACGAACGCGAGTTCCGGCACGGGCAATCCCGTTGTCGGCCTGGCCAGCTACACGCCGTCCGCCGGTGCCAATGGCGCGCTGATCGTCATGATCACCATCGCCAACACCGGCACGACACCGCAGATCGCAAGCGGGGTCACCTACGACGGCAACGCCTTGTCGCTGGTCGTGCGGCAACACTCCGTGGCCAGCGGCAACTTTTCCGGCGCCGAAATGTGGAAGCTGGACGATCCGCTTTCCTTGGCGGCGTCCGGGGCCATCGCGATCAACGGGGTCCCGGACAGCACCTTGGTTGCCAGCGGAATCGCGGCGTTCACGCTATTGGGCGTGAAGCAAGCTGCGGCGGATGACACTAACACTGTAGCTCTCACGTCAGGCACCACCATCGACGGTGACGTGACACCGACTGACGCCGACAGCCTTATTCTCTCTGGTGTGACGGCCCGCGAGCAGATGAATTTCACCGCCACCAGTCCGCACGTCGAGGATGTGGAGGTAGACCCAAATTTTGGGTCGCTGGGCATCGGGCACACCGATGTTGCAACGGCCGCGCTCACGAATGTCGAGTGGGATGTGACCGGGGCGACCCAGCGGATTATCCTCATTCTCGCGGCCTTCGGGCCGGCGGAAACGGCGCCGACCGAAAAGACGGGATCGGACACGGCGACGCTCGCGATCGCCGGCGCAACGGCGGTGCTTGGCGCCGTTGGGCGATCCGATACCTTGTCGCTGGCGATCGCCGGCGCCGCGGCGATCGCGGCGGCGGTGGCGCGAAGCGATAGCGTTTCCATATCGGTCGGATCGGCGGCGGCGATCGCGGCGGTGCTGGCGCGAAACGATGGGGTCGCCGTGGCGATCGATGGATCGTCGGCGGTGGCGGCGGTTTTGGCCAGCGGCGACGGCGCCGCCGTGGCGATCGATGGATCGTCGGCGGTGGCGGCGGTGCTGGCCGGCGGTGATGGGGTCTCCATAACGGTCGCCGATGTGGCGGCGATCGTGGCGGCGATGATCGATCGTGGAGACAATCTGTCGATCGCGGTCGCGTCGGCAGCGGCCATCGAAGCGGTTATTTCGCGAAACGACGGCGCGTCCGTGGGCCTCGATCACGGCGCGACGATCGCGGCGGTTCTGGCCGGCGGCGACGGCGTATCGGTGCTGATCGGCGAAGCGGCGGCGGTCGCGGCGGTGGTGGCCTCGGTGGATACCATCACCCTGCAAATCGTCGCGGCGGCGCCGGCGATCCACGCGGTGATCGCCGCCGCCGACGCACTCGGGGTTGCGTTGGACCACGCGGCAACGATCGCGGTGGCCGTGAATGTGGCCGACGCGCTCGATATATCGTTGGACGCGGCACTCGGTATAACCGCCTTCGTGATGGCCGCCGACGAATTGGGCATCGGTGCGGTCGGCGCCGCGCAGATCGCGGCGATGTTGGACGCGGAAGATGCGGCGGGCCTGTCGATCGGCGATGCATCGGGCATTGCCAATATCATCAGCGCCGGCGATACGATATCGCTCGGAATTGACGGTGCGACGCTCATTGCAGCGATCGATTATGTGGCCGGCTTGATCCATTTGATCGGGTCGAAGGCGGCGGTTGCAAGCCTTGCCGGCCGGTGGGATCGCCCGACACTCGCCGGCCGAAAAGATAAACCGAACATCGAGGGGTCGCCATGAGCGAAATTAATCAGGATTTCGAGGCCGACGCCGGCGACAGTATCGTGTTCGAGGTGACGGTGACCGATGACGCAACGGACTTGCCGCTGGATATTTCCGCCGCCGCGATCCGTTGGGCCTTATCCGTCAAGGCGACAGACGCGGCGCCGCTTGTCGAAAAATCATTGGGATCGGGCATTACCGTCGTGAACGGCGCGGGCGGCATTTTCCGCGTGGCGGTCGCGCCGGCCGACACGGTCGATCTCAACGGGCGCTATCACCACGAAGCCGAGGTGACGATCGGCGGCGCGCCGTCGACGGTATCGCGCGGGGTGATCAAAATCCGTCCGACAGTCTTGAAATAGGGGGTGTGCCCTTGGCCTTCAGTACGATGATCGATGCGATCTTTGCGTCGGAATTGGCGACAGATGCGCTTTACGTTCCCGACGCCGGCGTTCCCGTTCCGGTGCGGGTGATCCGGAAAAGCCCGGATGTAGATCGCGGTTTCGGTCAATCCGACGTGATCGTATCGACCAATGTTTTTGAAATCCGCGTGAGCGAGATCGCCAGTCCGCGCGCCGGGGATAGCCTGGAAATGGCCAATCCCGACGGAACGGTTGGCGGGCCGGCGGCGGAAGCCTTCAGGGTGCAGGGCGTGCCGGCCACGCGGGACCCGGACCGGCTTGTGTGGACGCTGGACACACATCCGCTATGACGTTCGTGCTTAAGGTGCAAATCGTCGGCGATCTCAAGCGGATCATGGCGGCGGAAGTCAAGGCCGGTGCGGCGGCGACGGAAGAGGGCGTGAAGGCGGCGGGTGAGGGGGCCAAGGCGGATTGGCAGAATGAAATACGCCGGGCCGGCCTGGGGAATAAGTTGCCGAACACGATTCGCGCACGGCTGTATCCGAACAAGGGACAGGCCGGCGGGCCGGCGACGTTGATATGGACGAAGGCGCCGAAGTTGCTGCGCGTGTTCGAGTCCGGTGCGACGATCCGCAGCAAGGGCGGGCGGTTCCTGGCGCTGCCCACGCTTGCGGCGCCGGCGCGCGGCACGGATGGAAAGCGGATCAATCCGGGAAACTTTCCCGAGGGGCGGCTTGGTAAGTTGCGCTTCGTGAAGCGGCCGGGGCGGAATGCGTTGCTGGTTGTGGATGGGTTGGTAAAGCGCGGGCAACGGGCCTTTAAGGCGGGCAAGCGCGGCGGATTCCGGGCGGCGACCGTGCGCAAGGCCACAAAGGCGCGCGGCGCGTTCGTCTCGTTGAAGGGGGCGACGACGGTTGTGATGTTTACCCTTCAGCCGCAAGTGCATTTGAAAAAGAGGTTGGATATTGCGCCGATCGCGCTTCGTTGGCACCGGCGGTTGCCAATGTTGATCGCGGATCGGTGGAACATCAACCAGAACAGGGGATCGTGAGAAGGGAATCGTGAGACATGGCGGCGAGCAAAAGCGAGACGGTGTTGCTGGCATTGTCGGCGGCCTTGGCGACGATCGCCGGGCCGACGATCAGCGTGGCGCGGAACGTGGCGCCAACGCAGGAAATACCCAGTCACGGCGCGGTGATCCTGCGCGATGGAAACCCCGGCGAAACCGATGAACCGCTGGGCAACGACGGCCCGTTCTACTACACGCACGAGGCGGAAATAGAATTGATGGTGCAGCACGGCGACCAAGCGGTGCGGGATGCACAATTCGATCTGTTGCGCGTTCTGGTCGGGCAGGCGCTCGATGCAAACCCGACGCTGGGCGGGTTGATCAATGGAATGTCATACGGCCTGCCCGAGACATTCCAAGAGGCGGTCGAGGGGGCGCACGCCATCAAGGCGGCGATCGTGACCGTGGTCATGGACTATCAATCGGCAACGCGATTCTAGGCGCCGCATCAGCGGCTTTTACAGGAGACGAAAAATATGGTTGCCACACCACAACGCGCAACGGGCGCGAATGTCAAACTGCGCCTTCGATTCGAAACCGCATACGGCGAACGCGCGGTCGGCAATTACGTTGCCATGGCGGCGTATACGTTCGGATTGAGCAAGCAACAACCGCTGGAAAACGATCCGCTGCTTGGCGCCGGGCGCGATCCGTTGGCGCCGTCGCGCGGGGCGATCGATGTCAACGGCCCGGCGACGATCCCAATCGATCAACGGTTGATCGGTTACTGGTTGAAGCTGTTGCTGGCCGCGCCGACCGCGGAGGCCGCCGACGGCGCGCGCGGTTGGATATCGTTCAACGTCAACCCGTCGAACGGCCAAACGATCGTCCTTGACGGCCAGACGTGGACATTCGTCACCGGATCGCCAAGCACGAATGAAACGCAAATCGCGGCCACGTTGGCCTTGACCCTGGCCGATCTGGTCGACGATCTGAATGCATCGGTCGTATCGGAAATCGCGGCGGCGACATATTCGACCTATGGCGATCGGTTGGCGATCGATCACGATACCGCCGACGCTTCCGGTAACGCCTACACGCTGGCATCGGCGATCCCCGGGATCAAGCGATCGGCCGCGACGTTGGTCGGCGGCGGGTTGATCAGGCACGATTACGTGAGCGGGTCGGCGACCTTGCCGTCGGCTTCCTTGGAAACCGAACACGCGGATTTGGAGGGTGGATCGGATCGCTTCATCGAGCATGCCGGCACGAAGCTGAATTCCTTGTCGATCGAGCGGACGCGATCCGGCGCGGTCAAGGCGTCGGTGGCCTTGATCGCGCAGAGTGAAACGGCGGAAACCGCGACGGCGGCCGGTACGCCGGCGGTCAAGGCGATCGACCTGTTTTCGCAATTCCACGGATATATCCTGGTGGATGGGGTGCGCGCCGGGAACGTGGTGGCCGCCAACTATCAGATCAGCAACAATTTGGATGTCGTCAACGCGCTGCGCGAGGATGGCTTGATCGAGGGTGCGGATGCTGGCCAAACCGGACTGACGCTCTCCTTGACGGTGCGCTATTCGAACACGGCGATGCGCGCGGCCGCCGAATCCGGGCTGCCTGTCGAATGCCGGACCGGGTTCTACAATTCGGCGGACGGCGCGGAATTGCTTTTCAATCTTCATGAATTGCACTTGCCGATTCCGCGCCGCGAGATCAACGGGCCGGGCGGGATCGAAGTCACATACGAAGGGATCGGCGCGCAAGACGTGAGCATCGGACGCGCCCTGTCGGTGTCCTTATGGAACGATCTGGCCAATTACGACAACCCGGCCTGATGACATGATCAGGCTCACGGATCAAAAGACCCGCGTTCCCTATTGGCTCGATCTTGTGATGGGGGTCAGCGTTTACGTCCGGCCGCCGACCACGGCGATCAGAAACGCGGCCCTGGCCAAGGGCAAGCGCCTGGTCCGCGAAACCCTGGACCATCAACGGGGAATCGAGGCCGCCGGCGGAACGGTCAACGGCATGATCGATCTGACCGATCCGGATAACGTGGCCGGGTTGTCGCAACAATTCTATGCGACCGCCCTTGGGTGCGCGGCCATCATGGAATGGAAAGGCGTGTTGCCACCCGAGGGCGACGAAATATCGCCGATCACCGAGGAAACAATCGGCGATCTGATGTCGATCGGGCCGATATCGGATGACTTTCTGGTCAAGTATCTCTGGCCGAACGACATGGTGCAATTGGAGGGAAACTTGTCCGGTCCCGCGCCGCGTGGCACTTCGGCGGCGGGGCCGGATACTGCGAAGGGTGCGAGGAAACCGGCGAGAGCTGCGCGCAAGGCGAAGCGGTCGAAACGCCCGAGGGAATGAAACAGTGCCCCTATGTCGAGACCGAACCGAAGTCGCTCGAAGGGTGGGCGGCATGGCGCGTGTTGACCACGGGCACAGGTCAATGGCGGCGGGCGGATATGAGCGGCGCCATCATCGGCCTCGACATGGGCGAATGCCTGGCGCGCACCGATCCGGGCGACGGCGATCCGGCGATCATTGGTGAAATCTTGCAGATCGCCGAATCGGCGGCGGTCATGGCGATGAAGAAAACAACCGCATAAGTCGGGCACATAGGTCGGGCGCATAAGTCGGGAGTGCATGGAATTGGCCGAACGAAATTTATCGATCCGACTCGCGGTTCTCGGCTCGCAAGAGGCCACGCAACGCTTTGTCAGCTTCGGTGACGTTGGCAGCCGCGCGTTGCGGCAAGTCGAGACGGGCAGCGTTCTCTCGACCAAGGCCATGCAGGGGGTCGCCGCGACCGGCCGATCGGTCGAGACTTCCATGCAAAGCATGGCGCTTCGCCTGGGGCCGGTCGGCGCCGGCTTGGCGGCGCTGGGTCCGATCGGCATCGGCGCCGCCGCCGGCATTGCCGCCGTCGCCTTCGCGTTGAAATCCGGCCTGGGGGAATTGGCATCGGCGGAAAACGCGCAGTTGCGCATCGCCGCGCTGTTGCGGGCGACCGAGAGCGCGAGCGGTCAAACGGCCGCCTCGATCGAGGCATTGGCAAACTCGATCGAGCGGGGAACGGCGGCCACCGACGACCAGGTCCGCGATGCGGCCGCCGCCTTGCTGACATTCAAGAACGTGGCCGGCGATGCGTTCGAGCGCACCCTCCGGCTTTCGCAGGATTTGTCGGCCGTGTTCAAGACCGACTTGCGCACGCAGACGATCCAATTGGCCAAGGCGATCGAGGACCCGGAACGGAACCTGAGCCAGCTGAATCGATCCGGCATTTCGTTCACGAATACTCAGATCGAAATGGTCAAGCAGATGCGGGCCATGGGCGATGTTTCCGGCGCCACGGCGCTCATTCTCGGCGTCATCGAAAAGCAAGTCGGCGGGGCCGGCGAAGCGGAGCGCGGCGGCCTGAAGGGCGCGTTCGATAACGTCAAGGATGCCCTGGCCGATTTTCTGGAGGTCATGGCGAAGTCGAGCGGCGCGAGCGATGTTGCCATCGCGGCGATGGACGCCACGGCGGCCGCCGCCGACAACATGGCGGATGCGTTGACCAATACATTGGATAAGCAATTGGCCGCGTCAAGGGCGCGGATTCGCGAAATCCAATTCGAATTGGAGAACATCAACCGCCCGACCTTGCCGGGCGCGTCGGGCGCGTTGCAGCAATTCTTTACGAAAGACGATGACATAACGCAGACGACCGAGGCATTGGAAAGGGAGCTGGCGGCGCAACAGGATATTCTCGATATCCTGTTGGACGAACAGGCGGCGCGGGAACGGATCGCCCAGGACGCCAAGGACGCGGCGGCGGCCTTCCAGGAACGGGCGCGCATGGAAGCGGCCGCAGAAGAAGCCCGGAAGGGCGCGATCGAAAACCGCAAGGCGCGCCTTGAACAATTGCACGATCAGATCGAGGAAATCCAAAAGCTTGAAACCGAGGAAGCGCGCAAGGCCAAATCGGCGCGTGAGGATGCGCAGCGGCAAGCCGCGTCCCTGTTGAAATCGGTGCAGACGGAAGGCGAAAAATTACAAGAGATTTATCAAAAAGTCGAACGCTTGGCCGCCGCCGGCGCATTGACGCAAGAACAGGCGGCGACGATCATAGAGCGCACCGAAAAGGCGATGCTGAAAGTCGGGTCGGCCTCGGCCAAAGTCAACGAGGGCATGCGCGATTTGAGCCTGTCCATTTCGTCGGCCTTCGAGGATGCGATCGTGGACGGCGGACGATTCAGCGAAGTCTTGCGCGGGATCGAGCGGGATATCCTGCGCATCCTGACGCGGGCGGCGATCACCAAGCCGCTCGAAACGGCGATCGGCGGCATCGACTTCGGCAAGTTGTTATCATCCGGCATCGGTCTGTTGTTCGGCGGGGGAACGTCCAATGCATACTTGAACAACGCGGCGCTGAGAACATCGAAACCGGGCGGCATCGGCGGGCTCGCATCGGGCGGATCGTTCATCGTCGGCGGCGACGGCGGCACGGATACAACGCCGATCAGGTTCGATGCAACCCGTGGGGAAAGAGTGACAGTGGAGACGCCGGCCCAACAGGCGCGCGGCGGGCAAGTCAAGGTCATCATCGTCAACAACGTCGGCGCCAGCGTGACGGCCAGGGAAAGCGCGGACTCGGGCGGCGGCGTTAACCTTGAAGTGAGCATTGACGAGGCGGTTGCCCGGCAAGTGCGCCGGGCCGGCAGCATCACGTCGCGCGCGCTGGCGGATACATTCGGCGCGCAGCGCATCCTATCACCGAGGTAAGCAGCATGGTTGCATGGCCGGGCGGATTGCCGACAAAGCCGCTAGAGGATGGGTATCAAGAGCGATTCCGAACCATGGGCATTCGCTCGCCGAACGACGCGGGGCCGGCGAAGCAACGCCGGCGGTTCACGGCGGCGGTTCGCCCGCTTCAATTGGTGTTCAAGCTGACCCCGGCGCAGGTCGATACGCTCGATGCGTTCTGGGAAACCGGGACCGGCGGCGGCACGTTGCCGTTCACGTGGGTCCATCCGCGCACGCAGGCGGCGGTCACCATGTGCTTCATCGCCGATCAGCCGCCGCTCGTGCAGCCGCGCAACCGGGGGATGTTCTATACGGTTTCGTTTCCGATCGAGATATTGCCATGACGCGGCCGGTCACGGACACCACGCGCGCGGCCCTGTATGCCAACGAGACCGATCAGGTTTTTATAACCTTGATCACGATCGATCACGAAAACCTGTCGCCGCCGATCCGTGTTTGCAACGACGCGGTCGATCTGGTCAGCCGCGGCGAAACCTTCGTCGCCATGCCGTTCGAGGATGAGAAGCCCGGCGACGACGATTCGGGCGTTGCCGCCGGGTCGATCACGATTCAAAACGTAAGCCTGGAGATCACGCAAGCGATCCGGTCCATATCGACGCGGCCCAGCGTGTTGATCGAGATGGTGCGCGCCGCCGCGCCGGACGTCGTGGAAATGTCGTTTCCCGACATGGAAATACGGGAGGTCACCTGGAATTCCCTGACCGTCACGGCGCCGGTCGGCGTTGAAAACTTCTTGGACGAACCGTACCCGAAGGATTCGTTTACGCCGGGTTTATTTCCGGGTGTGTTCTAGTGATCCCGCATCTGAAGGCCGGGCGCCAGCCGCCGCCGTGGGTGCGGCAATATATCGGGTTGCCGTTCGCGACCATGGGCCGCGACCGCGCCGGGTGCGATTGCTGGGGCTTGGTCCGGCTGGTGCTGAAAGAGCAATTCGATATCGAGATCGAAAGCCACGCCGACGAATACGACGATGCGCTTGCCGGTGCCGTCGTGGCGCCGCTGATCGAAAAGCACAAACCCGAATGGTTCGAGGTTGCCGCGCGCGCGGCGGATATGAGCGATGCGCAATGGATCGCGGCGGTCGCGGATCTGAGCGGCCTTGGCGACGTGGTGTTGCTGCGCACGCGCGGGTGGCCAAGCCATGTCGGGATCGTGGTCGCGCGCGGGCGGATGCTGCATATCGAGGCGGGGATCGAGACGATGCTGGAACGTCTCGATTCCCCGATCTGGCGGCAACGTGTGGTCGGGGTGTACCGCCACCCGACCTTGGTTCAATTCGCGGCGGAGTGATAATAGCCGCGCGATTTCATGCACAAGGCAAACACTTCCGACCGGCGCATGGATGCGTCGAGCCAATCGTACCCGCCGGCCCGCGCCGCCTCTAGCCGGCATGCGTCGGTATCGGCGGATTTGGCCGACGTGGTGCGGTTGATGTGGCGCCAGTAATCCGGCGACCCGCGATCGAACGTGGCGCACCCGGCGGCGGTCAAGACGGTTAACGCAATCCATAAGGTTTTCATGTCCCATCAATCTCCCATGGCGGCCACGCCGGCCGAGGCCGGCGCCGGGCCTGTTCTCGTTCCCGACAGGGTACTGGAAATCATCCGCCCCGGGGAGGGGCAAATCCGGGTGTCCGCGATCGCCCGGCCCTTCAGCATGGCCCGGATCGACTTCGCGGTCGAGGCGGGCGCGACCCTGGCGGAGATCTTCGCCCAGGCGCAACCGGATGGGATCCTGCGCCGGCACGCCCATATTTTCGTGGGCGATTGCCACATTCCCCGCGAAAACTGGCGCTTGGTGCGGCCCAAGCCCGGCGCCCACGTCACCATCCGCGTTCTGCCCATGGACCCCGGCGGCGGCGGCGGCGGCAAGAAAAACCCGTTGCGGACCATCCTGACGATCGCGGTCTTGGCGGCGGCGGCGGCCGTGTCGGGCGGCGCGCTCGGGCCGGCGGGGTTGGCTATCTTCGGTTCGTCGTTCGCGGCGGGCGCGACAGGCGCGACACTCTTAGCCGCCGGGATCGGTATCGTCGGAAGCTTGCTGGTCAACGCGATCGCGCCGCCGTCGCGGCCGGATATCGGCCAACTGTCGTCGCCGGCCGCGCGGGAAAGCCCGGTGTTCGGTTTGACCGGCGGCCGGAACGAATTGCGGCCGTTCGCGCCGGTGCCGCGCGTCCTTGGCAAGCACCGGCTGTGGGGACCGAAGGGCGCGCGGGAATATACCGAGATCGTCGGCGACGATCAATATTTGCGCACGCTGATCGTCTGGGGCCTTGGGCCGCTGTTGCTGGAAGATTTCAAGATCGGCGAAACGCCGCTGGCGCTTTTCGACGACGTGGAGGTCGAGCACCGGCAAGGATTCCTGACCGACGGCCCGGTGACCTTGTTTCCGGCGGATGTTTTCGAGGAAGCCCTTGGGATCGCCTTGCTCGCGGCGGAGAGCTGGCAAGTGCGCACGTCGCAAATCGACGCGGACGAAATCAGCATCGATCTGACGTTCCTGGGCGGCCTGGTCGAATTCACGGACGCGGGCGATAAGAAAGCCCGGACGGTGGCGCTGGAATTGCAAACGTCGCCGGCGGGCGCGGACACGTGGTCGGCCTCGGTGCCGATATCGGTGACCGCCTCGCGCGCCTCCGTGGTGCGGCATACGGAGCGGGTAAGCCTGACGCGCGGGCAATACGACGTGCGCCTTCGGCGGGTGACGGCGGATACCGCGAACAGCCGGATTTTCGACGTGGTGACCTGGACGGCGATCCGGACGTTCACCAATGAAAGCCCGGTGAACCTTGCCGGCGTGGCGATGACCGCCTTGCGCATCCGCGCGACCAGTCAGCTTTCCGGCGTTGTCGACAGCCTGAATTGCATCGGCACGTCGATCTTCCCGAATTGGGACGGCAACGATTGGGATCAAGAGGAGGCGACCTCGAATCCGGCCGCCATCTTCCGCGCCGTGTTGCAGGGATCGTCCAACGCCAATCCGGTCCCTGACGCGCAAATCGATCTGGATACGATCGAAGCGTGGCACGAAATCAACGCGGCGGCCGGGCGCGAATTCAACGCGGTTATCGATTCGCGCATGTCGGTTCGCGATGTGCTGGCGGCGGTCGCGGCCAGCGGGCGGGCCAGCCTGAAGAAAGTCGACAATCGATGGAGTGTCGCGATCGACGCGCAACAGGCGAGCAGCGGCTTGATGTTCACGCCGCGCAACTCGCGTAATTTCAGCGCGACAAAAACGTTTCTGAATCTGCCGCACGCCTTGCGCGTGACATTCATAAACCGCGATCAGGGATACCGGCCCGATGAGGTGTTCGTTTACAGGGATGGATATGACGCACTGACCGCGACAATATTCGATGGGTTGAAGCCGTTCGGCGTGACGAATGTAAGCCAGGCCTGGCTGGATGGAACGTATCACTTCGCATCGGCGATCCTGCGGCCGGAGAGGTACGAATTCGAGATCGATATCGAACACATGCCGATGACGCGCGGCGATCTATTCGATCTGAGCCACGATGTTCTCTTGGTGGGCCTGTCGACGGGGCGGATCAAATCGACGGTGACGGACGGCGGGGGCAACATCACATCGATCGTCACCGATGAAGTCTTGCCCATGGAGGCGGACAAGGATTACGCGCTGATCGTTCGCACGGTGACGGGCGGCAGGGTTTCGGCAACCGTGGCGACGAATGTTGGCGAGCAAACGACGGTCGCGCTCTCGCCGGCCTTGGCACCGGGCAGCGGCGTTGTCGCCGGCGATCTGTTCGCGTTCGGCGAGGCGGGGGTCGAGACGATCCCCTGTCTCGTGCATTCCATGCGGCGGCATGGAAACGACGCGGCGATCGTGACCGCGATCCCCGAGTCGGCGGCGATCTATACGGCCGATGCCGGGCCTATCCCGGAATTCGAGAGCCGCTTGTCGCCGTTGGTCGGCAACGACAAGCCATCCATCGTGAACGTCCGTTCCGACGAAAGCGTGATGGTGCGCAATTCCGATGGGTCGCTGGATTCGCGCATCCTGGTCACCCTGGGCGCGCCCGGATCGTTGGCGTTGTCGCGCATATTCCGCCTGGAGGCCTATTACCGGCCGAGCGATTCCGCGGGCGCGTGGAATAGCCTCGGCACGTTCGCGCGCGACGAACGCGAAATATCGGTGCGCCCGGTCGAGGATGGCGAAAAGTACGACATGCAATTCAGATATGTTTTCCGCGACGATCAACCGGGAGAATTCACGACCGTCGCCGGCCACATGGTTCTGGGCAAGCTGACGCCGCCGCCGGCGGTCACCACGTTCAACGTCGCGCGCCTGGCCGACGGCACCCGGAAATTCGAATGGTCGTCACTGGTGATCCCGCCGGACGTGGCGAACGGCGGCGGCTATGTGATCCGCTATGGCCTGGGCACCGGCGTCGCGTGGGAGGATATGGCGGATTTGTTCACGCAAGGCTTGTTGAAAACAAGCCCCGTCGAAACGAACGAATTGGCGGCCGGCACCTATACGTTCGGAATCAAGATGGTCGACGGCAGCGGCAACGAATCGAACAACGCCGCCACCATCGAGGCGGTGCTGGGCGATCCACGGTTGCGCGATGCGATCCATCACCGGCTGGAGCGCGGCCTCGGCTGGCCCGGCGACAAGACGGATTGTTTCGTGAATTCGAACGGGTATCTGGAAGCCATCGGCGATCCCGCGACCGGGCGATGGGCCGATCTGCCGGATACCTGGGCGGCGCTTGCGGATACCTGGCTTGGCATCGTGCCGAGCGTCTCGCCGATCGTCTATGTCACCGAGACGATCGATTTGGGCGCCGATCGAGCCTTTACGCCATTGGCGACGTTCTCCGGCCTGGGCACGCCGACGATCGAAATGGAAACCGGCACGGACGCGGACGGCGCGCCGACCGGCGGCTACGTGGCCCTGGCGCCGGCGAGCGCGCGGTACATCCGCATCCGCCTGACCGTGGCCGGGGCGGCGATTCTCGCGCGCGAATTGGCGGTGATCCTGGACGGCGAAACGAAGGTCATCAACATCGAGGATATCAATACGGCGAGCAGCGCCGACCCGCGTTTCGAGAGTATCGCGGCCGGACATTTCAAATACGAGACGGATGGCACGATCGGCGGAATCATCACGGCGCAAATCGTCGCCTTCCAGAACGACGGGGACGGCGGGCGCAAGGTGGATTTGCTGAGCAAGGCGACCACGATCACCGGGGGCGTGAACCCGGCGGCGGAATTCAAGATGTACAAGGATATCGCCGGCACGTGGACGCTTGCCGACGCAACGGTCGATTTGGAAATCAAAGGATACAAGGTGTAATGGCAAAGACAGTTCCGGCGGACGTGAGCGTCGCCAACATCGACGAAACGGGCGACGATCCGAAACAGGCGCGATCCGATATCAAGGATTTGTTCGACAAATTCAACGCGCTGAAAGCCTCGTTCGATACGCTGGCGCTCATGTCGCTGGGCACCGGGTTTTCCGTGACCGCCAACCCGGCCGGCACGCGCGATGTGTTGAACGTGGCGGCGGGCTCCGCCGCGTGGTCGACGGGCGATGCCAAGCTGACCCTCAAGAACACGCCCGATGCGGGCTGGGTGATCGCCAACGACGGCACGATCGGCAGCGCGTCGTCGGGCGCCACGAACCGCGCCAACGCGGATACGGTCGATCTCTATACGCTGTTGTGGAATAACGTTGCGAACACCTGGGCGCCGGTGACGGGCGGGCGCGGCGCCTCGGCGGCGGCGGACTTCGCGGCGAACAAGGCGATCAAGCTCGGCTCCGTCCTGGGCCGCGCGATTGCCATTGCCGGCGCGGGCGCGGGCCTGACGTCGCGGGCGCTGGGGCAATTTCTCGGCGAGGAAGCACATGCGTTGACCGATGCGGAAAACGGGCCGCACGTTCACGGCAACGGCACCTTGGCGGCGCCGGGGCACACTCACCCGCTCTCGGCGGACAGTCAAAACGGCAATAGCAGCGATCCCAACGGCCGCAAACTGGCGGTGTCCCTTGGTGGCGATATCTACCGAACGACCCCGGCCAATCCCGTCACCATGCACAGCGGGTCCATCGGCAGCGGCGGCGGCGGCGCCTTGACCGGCGCCATGGCGTCATCCGGCACGGGCGATGCGCACAACACCATGCAGCCGACCTCGTTCCTGTTCAACGTGATGTTGAAGCTGTAGGCGCGCGCCGATGCGGAAGAGAGCACCCGCCGCCCTCTGGGCGGTTTTTTCATGCCTGATCCTCGGATCGAGCCCGGGCGCGGCAGCGGACGCGCCGGGGGCGCCGGCCGCCGTCTGCGGGCCGCGCGCGGAGATGCTGCGGGCGCTGTTTTTCACGCACGGAGAACGGCTCGCCGCGCGGGCCTGGCTTAAAGACACCATGGCGGAATGGACGGTGAACGCCGAAACCGGCACCTGGTCGATGCTGCTCACCGGGCCATCGGGGGGGCCGCGCGGCGGCACGCCGCCCGTGAGCTGCCTGGTGATGGGCGGCGACGATTGGTTTTCGATCGAGCCCGGCGCTTAGCGCCCGGAACATGGGGCCCGGAACATGGGGGAGGACAAGGCTATGGCACTGGACGGCAACGGAGGCGGCGCCGGTAATGGCGCCGGCGACGGGCGCATGCGGCACGCGGCCGAAAAGGCGGTGGCCTCGGTCTGGATGACGCTCGCGGCGCGGGCCTCGGCGATCATGGCGGCGCCGCTGTTCGGTCTGCTCGGCGGGCTGCTCGGCTACATCTACATCACCGACCAAGCGCAAGCCGAAAAAGAGCGGAGTGAAAACAAGACGGCGATCCATCACAACGCCCGGCTGATCTATCGCACATCGGTCAACCTGGCCGGGGTGACGAACAAGCTGGAAGCCCTGGACAAGAACGACGGCCGCCAGGACGCGGAGATCCTGCGCCTGCGCGATGCCCTCGAACGACCGGGTGAACGACCTGGCCGCCCCCATGGTGTGGGCCCTATGCGCCGGAACGGACGATGGGAGGATGGACGATGACGGTTATCTTGGACGGCCCGGGCCGTGACCTGGGCCTCGATTGGTCGCGCTGGCCGAATTTCTATGCGGGGGAGTTTGCTTGCAAGTGCGGCGGGTGCGGCGGCTCGATCGCGATCGAGGCGGCGTTCCTGGACCGGCTGCAACAGGTGCGCGACGCGGTGGGCTTTCCCATGCCGGTGACCAGCGGCTATCGCTGCGCCGATCATCCGGTGGAGCGCAAGAAGAAAGGCGGGCCGGGGGCGCACCATGCCGGGGTCGCCGTCGATATCGCCTGCGACGGGCAGCAAGCTTTCCATCTGATGCGCGCGGGCCTGGCCGCCGGCATGACCGGCTTCGGGTTTTCGCTGCGCGCCGGCCGGCCACAGTTCATTCACCTGGATTGCAGCGTTCGACCGCCGCGTCCGAACGCATGGGGCTATTGATATGGAAAATTCGACGCGCATAAAGGCCGTGCTGACCGCGATCCTGGCGGCCGCGCTGGGCGGCGACGAGGCCCTGACGGCGGCGTGGCACACCTTCTCCGCTTGGGCGTTCGCCAATTTGCAGGGCGCGGATTTGGCGGAGATCGGCGGCTTCAAGATCGCCGCCGTCGCCGCCCTCGGCCTCTATTTGTTCTGGCGGCGGCGGGATGCCCGAGTTCCGCCGGGGCCATCGAGCGGGGGGCCACTTGGCGAGTCTGGGGACGGCGCCGATGCGGCCGCACTCCAGCAGCTCCTGCGCGAGTTAGGCGAGCGCCGCCAAAGTGGCGGCCATCGACCCGTTCCCATTCACGACCCGGCGGTCCCGCCCGGCAACCCGCCGAACTTTCCCGCCGCCACAACCCTTGGAAAGGAAAACGAGACATGAAACCGAGACCCTTCGCGAAGATCGCCGCCGCCTTTTCGGCGGCTTTTTTATTGGGCGGGTGCGCGCTCTTCTTCGGCAGCGCCGCCACCGACGGCCAGCAGCTCTACCGCAAGGCCGGCGAGTACGTCTATGCCAGCATTCCGGTCGAGATCTACGTGAAGAAGCGCGACGCCGACGGCGGCGTGGTCAATGCGGTGTGCGGGGCCGAGCGCGATGTCTACAACGCCCTGCAGGACAGCCTGGCCAACTTCGCCACCAACGGCCAGCGGTTGCCCATGGGCTTCCTGTCGATCAGCAAGACGCTCGGGGTCTTCTCGGCCGAGGTGTTCGGCTCCATCGGCATCCCGGACGATCCAGCCGAGGCGATCGGCAGCACCAAGATCATGATCTCGGTCGGGGTGAGCGCGGCCGGGCCGATGCGCGAGTTTCGCACCCGATTCTTGAGGCCGTCGCTCGAGCTGATGGAAAGCGAAGACCGCGATCCCACCGTCGGCGAATGGGCGGCGATCAAGACCCAGGCGGAAACCCAGCACGCCGCAGTGATCGCGGGCTGTAACTGATGCCCAGTTCGCCGACGGTGGGTTCGCCGGCGGTGGGTTCGCCGGCGCCTCATCCAATCGGGGGCCGGCCGCTCCCCCTCGGTCTATCGCTGGTGCGCGGCCGCCTGCGCCTAGCCCGCCACGATGGCGGCCCGGCGGACCTGCTCAGCCCCGAGGGCCTGGCAGGATTCGGGCCATTCAAGTCGCCACCCGTGGTCATGGTGCACGGCTTCCGCTACCACTCGGCCTCAGTGGATACGGACAATGCGCACCGGAGCACCTTTCCACACTGGCGCACCGACATTATCCCGGAGCGCCATGCCATCGGATATGCCTGGTGGTCGTGCCCCGGCGGCACGTTCAGCCCGCTCCGGCACGGGATCTCGATCGCCGATGCGTGGAGACATGGCCGGTGGAACACCTACGGCCGGGCCTGGGATCTGGCGGCCGCCGCCGGCGAGATGCTGGCCCGTGCGCTCGCCGGCCTGCCGGGCCCGGCCATCGACATGCTGGCCCATAGTCTGGGCAGTCGCGTGGTCCTGGCGGCGCTGCGGGCCAATCCCGATCTGCCGGTGCGCCAAGTGGTTTTACTCAACGGCGCCGAGCTGGCGCGCACGGCGTTGGCAACGGCCCTGATCCGCAAGGACGTGCAGTTCATCAACGCCGTGGTCGAGACCGATGACGTGCTGCGCCTCTTCGGGTCGATGTTCGAGCCGGACCACCTCTATGCCCGGTGCGCCGGCCAGGTTGGGCTCGGCAAAGAGGCCCCGGCCAATTGGCGGGATCTGCATCTGGACGATCCGGCGTTCCAAGCCTGGGCGGCGAAACAGGGCTGGGATGACGTGCGCGGCGATAACCCACGCCGGATCCTGGACCACTGGTACACGCACAAGCACCCGGGCAACTGGCCGCTGATCCGCGCGGCGCTCGATGGGCGCCTGCTGACGGACCGCCCAATTTTTAGAGCCTGAGCCCCAAACGGCGGGGGATGGGCGCGCCAACGCCCAGAGCCGCGGAGATCACATCCGCACGACCAAAGACCGGCCGGTCCCGGCCGTCCCGCCCACCCGCGCACGGGTGGCGGGATACTATCTGGAAATCGTGCATGGAGTCCTACCGACCCGTCGCGCCGCAGCCCGGCCTGGCGCCCTGGCAAGGCGGCAAGCGCGGTCTGGCGGCGCGCATCATCGCCCGCATCGAGGCGATCCCCCATCATACCTACGCCGAGCCGTTCGTCGGCATGGGCGGCGTGTTCCTGCGCCGGCGCTATCGCGCGCCCTGCGAGGTGATCAACGACCGCAGCGGCGAGATCGTGAATCTCTACCGCGTGGTGCAGCGGCACACGGCGGCCCTGACCGCCGAGCTGCGCTGGGCCATGGCCGCACGCGACGGGTTCAACCGACTCTGCGATACGGACCCGGCGGTCCTGACCGACATCGAACGGGCTGCGGGGTTCTATTGGCTGCAACGGCTGGCCTATGGCGGCCGAGCCAGGAACCGGAGTTTCGGCTCCGATGCCGGCGCGCCCCGGATACCGCCGGCGCGCGCCGTGATGGCACAGATCGCGGCGGCGCACGCACGTCTGCAACAGGTGACAATCGAGAACCTGGACTATGGGGAATTCATCGCCGCCTATGATACGCCCGAAACCCTGTTCTACCTGGACCCGCCCTATTGGGGCGGCGAGGACGATTACGGCAAGGGGCTTTTCGCCCGCGGCGACTTCCGCAAGATCGCGGCGGTGCTCGGCGGCCTGAAAGGGCATTTCATCCTGTCGATCAACGACCGGCCGGAGATCCGCGAGATTTTCGCCGGGCACCGGTTCGAGGAGGTGGAGACCACCTACACGATCGCCACCGTCCGCGCCGTGGCGGCCAGGGAACTGTTGATCACCCGCGCCGACCGGACTTATGGGTTCGACCTGTTCTCGGCATCGGGCCTGTAGCCGGTATCGATGACGCATCGTGCCCCTTGACTCATAGGTTCTCACTTCGTTCTATGGTGGAAGCGATGGGAAAGGGCCGCAAGGGCTGGGATTTCCGATGGGTTGGAAGCACGATCTTCAATTGCGCGACCTGGATGACCGGCTCACGGTGGAGGTCACATGCCGCCGATGCGGTTACAGCCATAACCGTCAGGTCGCGGAGCTGACCGGCCTTGATAAGTCGCTGCGCTTGGACGAAGTGGAAGCGCGCCTTGCATGCCGGCGCCGGGGCTGCCGCGGCAAGGTGCGCATCGCCCTGGTGGATGCCGAAAGAACGGAAGCGTTTGTCGGCGGCATGCCTTGATTGGGGCGGCGCCTAGCCTACCACCCAGATTGCCGCCCTGTGTCAAGTAGGTTCCCCGAATTCCTCCCGCCTGCCTTTGGCCCCGCCGTCCGGCGCGGGCCATACCCCTCCCGACGATCACCGAAGAGTTTTCCGAACCGCGTGCAACCCATTGATGCGCGGTGACGGGTTTTCCAGTTTGGCACCGCGCATGCGGTTGATATCGTTGCATAATGAGGAAAGAACTGGTTTACCCTACCCGCCGATGAGGGCCCGCCACTCCGTCTCGCTCAGGGTGGCCACGCCCAGTTCGGCGGCTTTCCTGGCCTTGGAGCCCGCGTCCATCCCCACGACCACATAGTCGGTCTTCTTCGAGACCGAGCCGGCCACCTTGGCCCCCAGGGACTCGGCCCGGGCCTTGGCCTCGCCGCGGCTCATGGTCTCCAGGGTGCCGGTGAAGACCACTGTCTTACCGGCGATGGGCGAATTGGCGGTGCGCACCGGGGCCAGAGGGACGATCTCCAGTTCCTCGCTCAGATCGTCCAGGACGTCCAGATTGTGCGCTTCGCTGAAGAAACCGATTAGGTCCGCCGCCAAGGCCGGACCGACGCCGTCGATGTTCAGCAGGTCGGCATAGTCGGAGCTCTCGGGATCGGCGGCGGCTGTCATGCTCTCGCGCCATTGTTCCAGTGTGGCGTAGTGGCGGGCCAGCAGGCGGGCGGTCGCTTGCCCCACTTGGCGGATGCCCAGGGCATAGATGAAGCGGTCCAGGG